ATACTGTAAAACACTATTATAAAATACTTGCCGAGGAAAATATGCTTTTTAATGGTACTAAGCAAGCGAGAGAGGAGATAAGGATTGATTTAAAAACATATAATAGTCTAGCACCAGCAAGCCGTAGAGCAGAAACGCAGTACGAATACGAAGAAGCAGAGAACGACAAGAAGCGAAGAATAAAACTACTTGACAATCGGTATGCGAATCAGTTAGTAAAAGAGATTAGTTCGGTGTTACGATAATGGTTGACTACGCAATAGATGGAGCAAAGCAAGGGAGCTATCGATTCCCAGGAGACTTTGTACTAGGCAACATTGACTATGTTAACAGAGATGGCGAAGTGTTCAGTCTTCAGATGTTAGCAGAGGAGATCAATGTATATCAAAGCATATTCCAACCTTTCATGAAGATAGAGATAGCGATGAACGATTCCGCAGGCTTTATCAATGCTCAGCCAGATAGTGTCACGGGTGGTGAGATATTATATCTGAGCTTCAAAACTTCTGATCCTAATCTTAACACCATTAAATTGGCCTTTCTTGTGAATAGTATTGTAAAGAGAGCTAGGAACAATGAGGGCAATGAGCAGTACGTTATCGAAGGCTTTAGTGTAGAATACTTTACGAGCATAGACAAGAAGATATCGAAAGCGTTTGGATATCCAGCTGGCAAAAAGATTACAGAGATTGTACAGATTATACATGATGAGTATATAAACACAGCAAGCGTTAAGAACATATACAAATTTCTAGGATCGAATCAGCGACAAGTAAATAAAGAAAACTATGGAGTGATTCGTTCTGACTCAACTACGGGCCTTCATCAATGTGTTATACCAAATATGAATCCAGTACAAGCGATTCGTTATTTGATTCGTCAAGCAGTTGATGATGACTTAGCCTCACGTTATTATTTCTATGAACGATTCGATGGCTTTTACTTCAGCAGTCTAGGTAAGTTAGTAAACGAATCACCTAAGTACGAAGACTATATTTACTATCCATCAACACAAGTAGAGAACAATTACTTTAACATAACAAACATGGAGCGTGTGAAAGATGTTAACATTACTGAGAATATGACAGAAGGCCTTTATGCCTCTACTACTGTTGAACTAGATCCTCTCAGAAAGAATGTAACAACGACTGAGTTTCATTATGAAAACGAATCATTTAATTCCTTAAACGAATTAAAAGTACAGGGCGGTGCAGATAAGAATGCCATCATACATCTCAAGACTTCACGCCGCGGACATGATACTGATTCGTTTTTTAATAGCGAATCACCTATATCGAGTCGAGATGTGTTGAAAGATCCTTTTCGTGATTCGTTTTTCAAACAGATTACAAATAATATTTTACGCTTGACAATGTATGGCAATTCTGATATAAATGTAGGTGATTCGATTCGGGCCACTTTTAATAATGCAACGTCATATGAAGACGGAAAGAAAGAAGATAAATATACGAGCGGCAAGTATTTAATTACCAATGCACGACATCAGATCACGAAGACATCTTATATGACTGTTGTTGAGTGCGTTAAAGATACGGGCACTAAGCGAAGAGCAAATACGTCTACGGGAGGTGGGCAAGTCAGATGATATTATCACTTTTTGAGTTCATAACTTTAAATAAGTACAGACAATTGGAAGAAAAATTAATTTTATTTTCCGGAGGTAAAAATTATGGCCAAGTTGTTTTTATGGCTGGTGGTGCTGGTTCAGGTAAAGGTTTTGCGATTAAGAATTTTATGCAAGGCGAGAAATTTAAGATACGAGATGTTGATGAGTGGAAGAAGGCTCTTATCAAGCTTGCGAAAATAAAAGGAAATAAAAAAATTTCCGGACTAAATTTACGTAATCCTGAAGATGTGTTTAAACTTCATGTTATGGTAAGAGAAAAAGGCATTAAAGATAAAACACTTGACATGCTTTTAAATGGTGCTAAGAAAGATAGATTACCAAATATACTCTTTGATATCACAATGAAAGATAGTAATGATATAAGCGATGTTGCGCCAAAATTAATCGATGCTGGCTATGATGCAAAGAATATTCATTTAGTATGGGTTCTTACAGATTATAAAACAGCGGCAAAAGCAAACAAAGAAAGAGACAGAGTTGTGCCAGATAAAATTCTTTTTCAGTCTCATCAGAAGGCCGCTATGAATATGCTTCAGAGAATTAAATCTATGGCATTCGGAAACAGAACGGGTATTGGTAGAAAACACGTAGATGGACAAGTACACGTTATACTAAACAATAGAGATAAAACTTCTTTCTACGTGGATAAGAATGGCGAATTATATACAGACAAACCACCACTTGTGAAAGATTTTGCTTATGTTACAATTAAGAAACAAGGCAAAGAGTATGAAAAAGATAGAGGCATTTTAACACAAGTTCTACGATGGGCTTTAGAAAATGCTCCACTTTCTCCACAGGCTCAAAGTGCGATTCGAAAGAAATTTGATTTAGGAAGATAATACTATGGAAAAAAATTTTTCCGGCCACCAAAAAAATCGGAAGTCTTTCTCGGAGTTTATTACGGAGAAAGTGTGGAAGCCTAATATGGGTGACTTAGCTGAACCTATACTAGCGTGTGGTGTAGCAACTAAGTTTGCAAATCCAGATTCGATTGTATCGATTGATGCAATTAAGAAACTTCTGAGAAAAGTAATTAAAAAGAATCCAGAAAATATAGATGGCAAACCAGGTGGTGAACTGAAAGTAAAAGATAATATCTTTCTTAGAGTTGCGATACGTAAAAGAGAATGGGAATGGTTGAAAGATGAAAGTCACTGGGAACAAATTGCTTGGCAGTTTAAAGCAGTAGCACAGTACTGTAATGACAGAAGTAGAAAGAATACCATCGATGGTAAGTTTGATTTGATGCAAGGTAAAGGCAGACGATTACACTTAATAGCAAAAGCTTATATGCTGAATGGTAGAAAAGATGAGATACGTGTCGATGCTGATGGCACAGGTGATCAGAAAGGTACAAAAGCTGACATTAAGATTACGCTGAATGGTAAGAAAGCGAACATGCAGATGTCGCTCAAAGTAAAAGGTGGTGATCAGATTGGCCAAAAAGCTGGTGTACCATTTGATAGACAGTATGAAATATTTAAAGAGTTAGGTATCGATGTAAGTCCAGCAAGAAAAGAATATGATGAAGCAGTAAAAGAAATAGATTTAGGTTTTTATTTCTTAGCAAGAGCAGAAGTATCTAAACCTAAGGGTGGTGCTAAAGATATGAGACTACCTAAAGCTGTAGAGATGCAACAAAAACTTAGAGAAGCTAATTCTAAATCATATAGACTGGCCGCTAAGATATGTAAAGCGAAGATGGACTCTGGTGATGAAAAGTTTGTAGGTAAGTTAGCTGACTTTCTAATTCAATACGGAAGTCTAGGCGACAAACAAATAGAAATCATAACATTAACAACGAAAGGTTTCAAGAAAGCCAAGTTCGGTAGAAACTTTAAAAAACAATTATTAGAATACTATCCAAAACTGAAAGTTATATTTAATATGGAAGATGGCGATCCTGCGATTGAGTTCTATGATCCTGAAATAGGAGATAGATCAAGTGGTGATGCTAGATTGTTTCGTATACGTGGTAAAACTTTATACGAATCAAAAGAAAAGAAAGTAGATGGTAAGACAAAAAAAATCTTTCCATTGTATGTGAGAAACTTAGTTGAAGCTGGTGGATTATTATATAAACTAGCAATAGATAGTTAAAGGAGACAACATGGCAGAAGAAGAAAAATTTTTACAAGAAATAAAAGAACCAAAACACGCAGACGATCCTCATGATTCGGTAGGAAAAGAATCTCTTGATGGATACATTGAGATTGATATGTTTAAACCAGGAAATAAAAAACCAAAAGTTGTGCAAGCGAAACAAGTTGTAATTAAAAATGGGGAGAGGACTATAGTCGATGCAGAACTTCCTAGGGAAAAATGATTTTGTATGGTTTTTCGGGGTTGTCGAAGATCGTAATGACCCTGTACAACTCGGAAGGTTGCGTGTCAGGTGTTATGGTTGGCACACCGATGATAAGAACGAAATACCTACTGAAAGTCTACCATGGGCAATCCCGCTACAAAGTATCACTTCCGCGGCAGTCAGTGGAAAGGGAACATCGCCGACGGGCATACTTGAAGGATCGTGGGTTATTGGATTCTTCGCAGACGGGCAAGAGGCACAAGAACCCTACATAATGGGAACAATTGCTGGAGCACCAAAGTTTTCAGCAGACACTTCGAAAGGTTTTAATGATCCAAATGGTAAATATCCTTTATATGTTGATGATAGTGATGTCAATAAACTTGCGAGAGGCACTAACACTATTACTGTTAATTCTGATACTAATATTGGAGCACCTAAAGCGGCTTATGCGGCCGAATATCCCAAGAACCATGTAACTGAAACTGAAAGTGGCCATGTTATTGAAATAGATGATACGCCAAGTGCAGAACGAATCAACGTGTTTCATAAGTCTGGCACTTTTGTAGAGATACAGCCAAGTGGTGATGTAGTCATACAACAAAAGAATGGATTCAGAACTGTAACTGGTAACGATAAGTTACATGTCACAGGTAATATGGATTTTATTATAGATGGTGATATAAACTTTAGAGTTTCAAAAAACTTCAATGTTACAGCTTTAGGTAATATTGATATGAAATCTAAGAGAATGGATTTAAATAGTACTGCTGGACTGTTAGAACCAAGTACGTTAATTGATACTGCTACTTTATTTGAAACAAATATTCAGAAAGTAAAACCAGAAGAAGTACCTCCTGGTGTACCTACAAATCCAGAACAAGTTGAACAGACTGATGGTAAAAATCCACAAGATGTAGAGTATGAAGAGAAATCGCCAGCGACTTGTGGTGCGGCCGATAATCCTCATAGAAATCCATATGATATAGCAAACGCATTACTTGCTGAAGGTGGTTGGAAAGAAACTGGTAATAATCCTAAGATTAAATTTCTTTGGGATGAGATTGGTTATAATGGCTCTCAATATGCTGATCAAACAGCTTGGTGTGCTACATTTGTAGGTGCAGTACTCAAGCGTTCAGGTAATAAGTATATAAAAACAGCATCATCACAAGCGTACTCTGGCTACGGAAAACAAATATCTGTTGACAATATCAAACAAGGTGATATAGTAGTATTCTTTAGAAAAGGTAGAAACTCTGGATTAGGACATGTAGGATTTGCTACTGGTAATAAAACAGATGCTACAATAGAAGTTCTTGGTGGTAATCAAGGAAATACGTTAAGCGTTAGGAGTTATCCTATTAATAATACAGCTAAGAACTTTGGACTCAGAACAGTTAGAAGGGCTGTAGCTTGTGATGATGGAACAACAGAAGCACCAAACGCTGTTGATACTAGTATAGCTACATCTTCTGGTGTAGGTGGACAGGTGACATAATGCCAGGAGTTGTAAGAAACAATTTAGATAAAAATGTTAAACACTTAGATCCATTAACACCATTGCCGGCACATCAGACACCTTATGTCAAGACAAATGGTAATGTATTTGTGAATGCACAGAGAGCGATTGTTGTAGGAGATAAAACCGTGTGTGGTGATGAAGCGTTAGTTGGTTCATCGAATGTTTTTATTAACGCAAAACCAGTTCATCGAAAGAATGATGCTACAAAGGGCCACGATAAGTTTCTACCCAGCAAAGCTGAAACTGGTTCAACAAATGTATTTGTTAATGGTGAATAATAGTTATAAATAGACAATAGTATTTTATCATTATATAAAGGAAGAGTCAAGTGAATTATCATGATATTTTGTTAAATCTTTTTGAAACGTATATAAGAGAGAGTGAAAAATTTGAAAAGAATAACATGTCTGCTGGTACAAGAGCAAGAAAGTCTTTAGCTGAAATTTCTAAAATTTGTACCATAAGAAGAAAAGAAATACAAGAGAAGAAGAATGCCCGATCCTAGTCAAGTTATCTATAGCGATTTCGATACATTATTTGTAACAAATCCTATTACTAAATCTTTAAATAAGAAGATAAACAGAGATGCGGTAAAACAATCTGTAAAGAACTTGATATTAACTGATTACTTTGAAAGGCCATTTTCTTCTAACATTGGTTGTAATATAAGGGGTTTCTTATTTGAACCTTTTACTTCTCATCTACAAGAACAAATAAAACAAGCAGTTATAAACGTAATAGAAAACTACGAGCCTAGAGCAAGTATTATAGATATATTAGTTGAGGATAGATTGGATTTAAATGCTATATCTTTGACAATAGCTTTTGAGGTTGTGAATGATTCTGAAGCAGTAGTTCTAGATGTCATATTAGAAAGAGTAAGATAACATGTCGGCTAATACATACCTCAGAGTCACCGAAGTAGATTTCGCTGACATAAAAACAAACTTAAAAACGTATCTTCAATCTCAGACACAGTTTAATGATTATGATTTTGAAGGTAGTAATATGTCAACTTTGCTAGATGTATTAGCATACAATACACATTACAATGCTTTTTATACTAACATGTTGGCCAACGAGATGTTTTTAGATACTGCACAACAACGTGATAGCGTAGTGTCAAGAGCAAAAGAATTAGGATATCTCACACGTTCTGCTAGAGGTGCTAGTGCAAATGTATCTATAACATTTACTGGAATTGCATCAAACATTTCTGAGTTTGAACTTCCAAAAAACACAACATTCACTTCAAGTATTAATAATAGAACATTTACTTTTGTAACACCAGAATCAAATATTATTCGAAATATATCTAATACTTTTACGAAACCAATCACGATCACAGAAGGTACACCAGTTAATCATGAGTTTAATGTAAGTAGTGCATCACCGGTAAAATATATTTTACCAAATGAAAATGTAGACACTACTAGTATAAAAGTTACTGTGAAAGAATCTTCTTCATCAAGTGCAAATACAGTTTATTCAAAAGCAACAAATATAAGAGAAGTGAATAGCAAATCCGCAGTATACTATCTACAAGAAACACATGATAAACAATATGAGATATTATTTGGTAGTGGCTCTCTGGGTAAACCCGTTGTAGATGGTAATATTGTTCAGGTAGAATATAGGGTATGTCATGGAATACAGACTAACGGCGCAAATACTTTCTCTATTGATAGTATATCAATTACTCCTAGTTACACAAGTGCTAGTCTCACAGTAAATTCAGTAGCAAGAGGTGGAGTAGAACTTGAGAGTATTGACAGTATAAAGTTTAATGCACCAAGAAACTTTAAAATACAAAATCGTGCAGTGGTTGCAAAAGACTTTGAGAGAATTATATTAAATGAAAATACAAATCTTTCATCAGTTGTAGCGTTTGGTGGTGAAGAGGCCACTCCAGCTGTGCATGGAAAAGTTTACATTGCAATCAAACCACAAGGTGAATTGATTCCTACAAATACATTAAAAGAAGAAATAAAAAATTCTATTAATGATAGAACAATGCTTGGCATTGATCCAGTAATTATTAATCCAGAATATCTTTATGTTATACCTACAATCACAACATACTATGATAAATTGAAAACAAACATAACAACATCAGCTATATCTACTTTAATTAGAACAGGTATATCAAATTATTCGTCAACGAATTTAGAACAGTTTGGTAAAAGATTACGATACTCTAGATTTGTAAGGGCTTTAGATAATACAGATGAGTCAGTTTTAAATAACGAAGCTTCTTTTAAAATGCAAAAAAGATTTGTGCCAAATACAAATACTGCAACGCTTGTAAATCTAAAGTTTTTAAATCCTATCGCAAAGAACTCTATCATATCAACTTCATTTACTTTAAATAATTTTACTGCATTTATAGATGATGATGGTTTAGGCAATCTTAGAGTTTTTAGATTTAATTCAGATAAAGAAAAAGTTTTTATAAATTCAAATTTAGGAACAATTAATTATGATACTGGTGAATTAAATATTAATAGTTTTACTGTTACTGCTTTTGATGGTATAGAAATAAAAATAAACGCTGATCCAGTAAATAAAGATATTGTTCCTCTCAGAGAACAGATTATAATCGTGTCTTCCGCTGATGCGGTAATCACAACAGTATCAGAGGTAAGTGATTAATGGCCGTAACTGAGAAACTATCATCATTAGTTCAAAGACAGTTTCCAGCCTTCTATCAAGAAGAGGGAGAAAAGTTTTTATCTTTTGTAAAAGCATATTATGAATACTTAGAAACATCTGGTAAACAACAAGATTCACAAAGAAATATACAGAGTTACAAAGACATTGATACAACATTAGATCAGTTTATAAAATATTTTCGTTCAGAACTTATGGCTGAAATTCCTAATGAAGCCTTAGCAGATAAAAGATTACTTGCAAAACGTATAAAAGATTTTTATCAAACTAAAGGTACAATTGAGTCATATAAACTTTTATTTAAAATATTATATAATGAAGATGTAGAAATTAATTTTCCTGCTAATCAGATGTTAAAAATTTCAGATGGTGATTTCAGAATCGATAGATATCTTGTTACCCATCATGATCCTAGAGCATATACACTGATAGGCAAAACAATCATAGGAACAGATAGTCAAGCTGAAGCACTTGTAGAAGATGTAAGAAAATTAATTTCTAAAAGAAGAGATATTAATCAAATATTATTATCAAACATTAAAGGCTCTTTTACTCATTTAGAAACAATTAAGATAAAAGATGTTGATGATGGATATACACCAATAGTTGAATGTGGTATTAATAATGTACAGATGATATCTAAGGGTGGCGAATATCGTATAGGAGATGTTGTTGAATTATTCTCGACAACAAGTGGAGAAAAAGCAAAAGCGGTTGTTACAAATACTTTAGATTTACAAGCAAAAGTCAATTTTAATCTAATTGATGGTGGTTCAGGATATGTATCAACTGAAAGTGATGCAGGTACAACTGTTGAATTAATTGGAGGTGACGGCGACTCACCTGCTAGTTTCAAAATACAACCAGGTTCTTTAACAGATACTTTTGCTCTTTCATTGAATGTAAATAAATTTACATCAAATACGATAGCTGGTGAATTAGCACCTAGAGTTGCTTATAGAGATTCGTCTTTTGGAATTATGGACACACATGCGAATACTCTTCTAGGTAGTCCAGAGTTTGGCTTTAGAGAATCTACTGAAAATTTAACAGCGGGCCAGAATTTTAAAACAAATGATAGAGCAGTGCTTGTTTTAGCAAATACTTCAAATCCAGGAGTTGTAGTTGGTGATAGTTTATATGGTGTTACATCATCAGCAAACGCAACAGTAAATCTCATAAAAAGATCCTACAATGGAACAAGTGTAGTTCTTTCAATTGACGGATATAAAAATTTTCAAGTTGGAGAAAAAGTTAATAAAACTTTTTCTAATGGAACAACTGTAGGAACAGTTCCAGCATCTGGCTTCTTAGCGAATACTGTAGGAAGACAAATATTAGCTATAGCTAATACCGATGGTGGTGGAAATATTGAATTAGGTGACGAGCTTGTAGGAGTAAAATCAGGCACTTTTGGAGTTGTAAAACTTAGAATATCTGTGAGTGGAACTGAAACATATGATCATGATGGAGATAGTACACCTGATAGAAAAGTTACCACTGTTATTGTTGGTGCGAATAATACAGCAAATGTTTCATCTCAATTCGATGCAGGCCCGTTGAATAGATTTCAAGAAGGTGAAGGTATAAGAAGAGTAAATTCTTCAGCAATTGTAGCGAATGTTGTTTCCGATACAGCGAATACAAGTTCTGAAAATATTTATACTAAATTAAGTGATTCACTTTTATTTCTTAACGAGGCAATTGGTACAATAGCAAGACTTGATAATAGAATTGGCGGAACTAATTTTGGAACAGCACCTAGAGTAAGAGTTGAGCATAGAAATGTTTCTTCTCTTGGTATAGGAGAAGCTTATCTAACACTACAAACAGATAATGTTAATCTAGGAACAGGTGTTGGATCTATAACATCTTTTGATACTAATGATAGAATAGAACAAACTTCTACTGGTGCAAAAGGAAATATTATGCAAGTGTTTGATACAATTCAACATGCAAATACCACATATGAACATAGAGTCAGAGTCTGGCAAGATGAACTACAAAGAGAACCAGGAAATAAAAATTGGGCTAATGATGCGGTAACAAATTCAAAGCACTTTACAGATGCAAGTCAAAGCACTCTTTCAGGAACAGGAACACTAAAAATAGTAAAAGTAGAAGATGAAGGTGTATTAGGAAGAAACGCAGTTGTAACATCAGATATAGGTGCAAATGGAAGTATAAATTCAGCAAGAGTTATAGATTCTGGATTTTCATATAGAGATGGTGAAACTGTAACTTTTGCTTCATCAGAAAGAGCCAATGCCATTCAAGCCACAGGAACAATTGGAATAAAAAATGTTGCAAATGCTGAAGGAGTATATGCAACTACAAGAAGCCATGTTTCTTCAGCTAGAGGCTTCCTACAAGACAGTAATTTTTATCAAGAATTTTCTTATGAAATAGAAGCATCTGTAGCTTTAGAAAGATACAGAGATATAGCTTTAAGATTAGTTCATCCAGCTGGCCAAAAGTTTTTTGGAAAATTCAAAACCTCAACAAATGCAATGAGCCAGTCTGTATCGACAGCATCAGTCAGAACAAAAAAAGTTGCATCAGGAACAATAGCAATTAATAATAATGCGAATACAATTACTGGTACGTCTACATCTTTTCTCTCTGAATTTTCAAATAATGCTCCTATAATAATTGGGCCTGTTTCAGATGTTTTCTATAGGGCACGACTAAATATAGTGAGTAGCGATACAAGTGCTAATTTACATTCAAATTGGACACATGGAAATATTACGAGTGCTAACGCACATTACTTTTCGGGAACGGTAACATAATGTCTTCTTATGCTAGTAAAGAAATGAATATAATGGGAGCTAAGGCTTTCATTGAGTCTTTAAATCGACAAGATGGTAGAAGCACTAAAAACTCTACAGTACTTTATGCTGTATTGGGAAAAAGTTCAGATTGGCCAAATGAACCTACAGCTACTTTGGCTCAAGAAACTGTAAAGAATAAGCATTACGATTTATGGAAAGATGCAATTGCCGCTAAGAAAATTACAACGGGCGATATAAGTCACGTCATACCTAGAAATGACTGGGTTACGGGTACCGTATATCCTATGTACAAGCATACAAATATTCAATTATTTGATCAAAACTTTTATGTTCTTACAGATCAGAATAATGTATACAAATGTCTATACAATAATAAAGGTGGACAATCTACAGTTAAGCCTGCTAGTTTATCTACAACACCATTTACTACTTCAGATGGATATACTTGGAAGTATATGTACACAATTAGTTTAGGTAGTGCAAATAAGTTTCTCACTGCGGCGCATATGCCAGTTCAATCATTATCTAATAGTGATGGATCTACAGAACAAAATAATCAAGTTGCTGTTCAGAATGCGGCAGTAAATGGAGCAATACAGATAATTGAAACAAACGATATTGGCTCAGGTTATAGTATGTTGAATAGCACAGCCGTTATAGGTTCTACTCAAGATAGTTTACAACTAGCGGCTGGTAGTGCATCAACAATAGATAATTTTTATAATGGAGATTCTGTTTATATTCAGTCTGGAACAGGACTAGGACAACTAAGAAGAATTGTAAACTATGATGGTTCTTCAAGAACTCTTACAACAAATACAAATTTTACAGTGATACCAGATACAACATCAACAATATTAATATCACCTACTGTAAATATAATAGGTGATGGTAATGGAGCTTTAGCTTATTCTCTTGTAAATACAAATGGAAATATATCTAATGTTAATGTTATATCAGTAGGTTCAAAATATACGAAAGCTAATGCATTAATATCATCTAACACAACACATGGAACTGGAGCTACTGCTAACGTAATTATTTCTCCTGTAGGTGGACATGGTAAAGATGCAGTAAGAGAATTAGGTGGAAATAAAGTTTGTTTGAATGCCCAGTTTAAAGGTAGTCAAGGTGTTTCAGTCAACGGAAAAGGATATATTCCAGCAAATACAGAATTTAGAACAGTTAGTATTTTAAAAGATCCTATTCTAAAAGTTAATTCTAATAATGTAATTATGACAGAAGCAATTGCAAATACATCAAATAGTGCTGACACATTAAGATTAACAACTAGAATGAGTATATCGTATCAACAAGTCATAAATAATATACCACAGAGCCAGTTTTCTGTTAATGATGAAATTACTACTGAGAGAATAAGAGCAAAAGCAGAAGCTGGTACGGTTGGTTATGTTACTGAATTAAATTCAACTGCGAGAGCAAGTCAATCTGTAGCACAAGCATCAAATGGTGCAAATGGAACAATTGTTTTTATTAAAGATGATGAGAGCATAAATGATGTATCATTCTTTAACATATATGTAAATAATGTTGACGGATATGGAAGTGAAATACCTTTTACAAAGAATGATATTCTTTTGAAAAAAGGTAGTCCAACAAAAGTAGCATCAGTTTCTTCAATAGCTGGGCCAGAAGCAAATACATATTCAGGTGAGTTTATTCATGTTGAGAACTTTCAAAAAGTTACAAGAGCGGTAGATCAAACAGAAGATATAAAAGTTATTCTAGATTTTTAAAGGTAAGTTAAATGGCAATCGAAACTAATTTAAATCAAAGCCCATATTTTGATGATTTTGACGAGAGTAAAAACTTTCATAGAGTTCTGTTTCGTCCTGGTTTTGCTGTTCAAGCTAGAGAATTAACTCAGCTACAAACAATATTACAAAATCAAGTAGAGAGATTTGGTAACGAAATATTAGTTGATGGAACAATAGTAACAGGTGCGGCTCTAAGAGTAGAAGACGTAAATTTTGTAAAGCTTAGAGATAAAGATGCGAACAATAGAGTTGTTTTACTTACTGATTTCTTTTCAAGCGGTGCTATAGCAAACGCAACAATTACTGGTACAACTTCAGGAATGACTGCACAATTGATTGATGCATCAGAAGGAACTGAAGCATCAACACCTAATACTATGACAGTGTTTGTTAAGTATACAAATTCTGGTACAGATAATACAACAAAAGCTTTTGCTGATAATGAAGTATTAGTTATAAGAAATCGCTCTAATGATAATTTCATTGTAGCGGCCAACACATTAGTATCAAATTCTACTGGCTTAGGAACAAGAGCAACAGTATCAGATGGTGTTATTTTTCATAAAGGCCACTTTGTAAAAGTTTCTGCACAAAGTCATATTGTTGATAAGTATAGTACAACACCTACTAAGAAGATTGGTTTTCAAACTGTTGAAACATTAGTAAACTCAAATTTAGATAGTTCATTAACTGAAAATGCATCAGGTTCTACAAACTTTGCCGCACCAGGAGCAGATAGGTTAAAACTTACTCCTACATTAAAATCAAGAGTTGTTGGTGTAGCAAATACTGAAACATTTTTTACAGTAGCAGAACTAAAAGATGGTATTATAATAAAGAATGTAAAAGATACTATGTATTCTGATATAGGAAAACATATCGCACAAAAATTTCATGATACTCATGGTAACTACGCAACCGAACCTTTTACAATACGTATAAGAGAACATTTGAAGTCGGATGATAATTTAGGAAGATATAATACAGATCAAGGTGGTAATGCAAATAAACTTATAGCAGAGGTTGATAAAGGTATTGGATATGTAAACGGCCAAAAAGTTCATCTTATAAATCCAACACCAGTTGAAGTTGATAAAGCTACAGATTTTACAACAAAAGATGCTAGAGTTATTTCTCAAAGTTTTGGTAATTATGTCATTGTAAGAGAGCTTGCGGGAACTTGGGACTTTCAAGGATTACGAGAAGTATCGTTAAGAGATACAGCGGCACAAGTTATTTCTAAATTAAATTTTGGTGTAGCAGGTGCATCTGGCAGTGAAATAGGAACAGCGAAAGTAAGAGGTTTTCAATATCATTCTGGTACACCAGGAACAGCATTAGGGCAATTCAAACTTTATTTATTTGATATAAAGATGAATGCTGATAAAAACTTTGCGGATGTACGCTCTATATTTGAATCAAACTCAGGAACAAATTCTATAGCAGATATAGTTTTAGAATCAAATGGTAATGCTAGAATACAAGAACCTAGTAACAATGTTTTAGTTTTACCTTTCGCATTTCTTGGAACAAAAACTTTAAAAGACTCTTCAAATAATGTTGACACTCAATTCGTTTTTAGAACAGAGAAAACAGTTACATTCTCACCTGGATCTGGTATAAATCTAAACGCAACAGTGGCGGCTAATTCTGCACATGCTGGCGGTGTTGAAACGATGAATGAAACTGGAACTCTAACTCAAGATCAAGAGAGACAAATAATTGTTGTAGGTAAATCGGCCACAGTATCTGCCGCTAAATCAGGACATATAGTTGCTATGTCTGGTAATACAATCACTGGAGGATCATCAACTTTCTCTCAGCATTATCAGGTAGGAGATATAATTAGATTAACTGATAGTACCAATCCATTCACAGGTAGTTCTGGTACTGAAGATCATAGAATAACTCAGATTGTTAGTGATACAAGTATAAGAGTCGCTAATACTATATCAGCAACAAGAACTGGACTGGGAACTAGTGATGAAGTTTCACATAAACAAGTATTTCCTACAGGTTATGTTTACGATACTTTTTCAAATGGTAACTTCTCATCTACATCAACTCAACATACTATCAATTTACAACAAGCAAATGTTGCAAGTAGTTTTTCCGCTTCAGTATATTTTAATGTTCTACGTTCAAATGCTATTCAAACCGCAAAAACAGTTAGAAAAGGCCAATTTATTACTATAAACACTCAAACACATTCAACAACAAATAATGGGCCATGGCCTTTGGGCGTATCAGATGCGTTTAAATTAGAAGCAGTGTATCTCGGTTCTGACACCACATCAGTAACTACAAGTGATACAAATGTAACAAATCATTTTATTCTTGACGATGGACAAAAAGATGATATGTATGATACATCGAAACTTGTTAAGAAGTCTACAAGTTCTTTGAATATAACAAACAAAGCTTTACTTGTCAAGTTTTCATTTTTTGAAAGAGATACTTCACAAGGTATAGGTTTCTTATCTGTAGATTCATATCCAGTTAATGATAGTGCTGACACTACAACAACAATCAGAACTTATGAGATACCAAAATTCACATCACCCACAACAGGTAAAGTTTTAGAATTGCGTGATGCAGTAGATTTTAGGCCTACTAAATCAAATACATGTAATCCAACAACAACTGGTACAATAGCAGGAACTAGAACTAATCCTACCGCATCCACTACATTTGTAATTGATGCAGACGGCTCTTATATGTTATCGCCTGGACAAAACTTTCAAGCAGATGTACAGCATTACTTACCAAGAAAAGATAGAATTGTGATTACTGAAGAAGGTAAACTAGAAAATATAAAAGGTATACCTGCACCAACTCCTAAAGTTCCCGAAGAAAAAGCAAACGCTATGACACTTGGTGTTTTAGATATACCAGTATATCCATCTTTATCTTCAAAAGTTGCAAGAGACAATATCC